GAGCCTACAACGCACGCGAGATTCATCCGTCGTATGGCCGCTTGACCTCGCACCCTCGGTTGTCGATGTACCAGACCCAGACCGGTGCTCCGGTGTACGGGCTGCGGTAGTTGTAGTGCCACTCCTTAACCTCAAGCGCTTCGCGAAGCGGTACCCAGCGTGCGGCCCAGCATCTGTCCCACAGCGTGTGGTAGTCGATTGACGGATCGAACATGCCCATGAGCGAGGGCGGACAGGCTTTGAGCCTTGGCACCTCGTGGCCGTCCGAGCCATAGAAGTACCCGAGGCACCTCGCCCTGTCCCATCCTTCTACCTTCCCGAACAGCTCGGCAGCAAGCGTCTTTATCCGGCCCTCGTCGCACCCGCACTCTTCAACAAGCCATTCGATGCAGCTCTCAAGCGAGCTCTTTGTTTTGGGCTTATCCTCTGGGAACAGATCGAGCACCATCTGGCCGGGGGACTGCACTGCCCTCGACATCGCTACCGACCGCATTCCATAGCGCGAAGGGCGCGGCGGGCGTTCTCAGTGAGCTGACGCTGCCACGCCCCATTCTTGGTCGACCACCTGAACCCGTTTGCCTTGAGCTTTGAGCGGGTCTCCTCGTCGGGCTTTCCGTCAAACATGAGCTGTAGGCGCATGATGCCAGCGTTCTCCACGACGGTGCACGGCTCGCCGTTGATCTCGGTATCGCGGTCTTCGGCGTCGGACTCCTTCTCGCGCTGAAGCTCGGCGATGCGCGCGCGGGTGCGCTTGATCGTTGCGAGGTTGTTCGACAGCTGCCACGACGGGAAAGGCTTGCTTATGCCGAAGCGCTCCATGTCGTGATTGATGCGCTCCGCCTCGTCCGCGCCAACTCCGTCGAAGCCCTCAAGCGTCCCGTTCTTGCGGTAGTGGGCGTTGGCGCGCTTCATCATGTCCTGCCGCTCTTCGAGCCGCTTGGCCTTTGCCTCAAGCCTTTCCAGCGCGTTCGGGTCGCCCGCTTGTATGCCGCCCGTTCCAATCGACGCTATGCGGCGCTTGATGCCCATGACCTTCTCGTAGCGCTCCATGTGCGACTTGCGACGGGCGTTCTGGCGCTCCTTCTTTCGAACGGGGAAGTTGCCGCCGCCCGAAACGAGGATGCTCGGGCACATTGCGTCGATGCGGTAGCCATCGTTCAGCCACTCGGCGTACTTTCGGGCGAACCTGTCTGCGAGCGCGTACGCCTTATCAGCTGCCTCGGGGAACCGCTCGGCCTGCTTCTCGGCCATGCGGTAGGCCTCGTCAACCTGCGCGCGGTAGCCCTCGGTCTCAGAACCTGCCTTGAACTCGCGCATGCTGTTGGCCTCGTGGGCGATGCGCGCGCCCTCTTCATTGATCTCGTAGTACCTTGCCATGATAGAATCCTTTCGTCCGGCGGGGCCTAGCCGCCAAGCCTTCGGCCCCGCCCGCATTGTCAACTCAACCGGCGATGATGTCTCTTATGAGCATCACGATCTGGTATCCGGCGTAGAGCGTCAGCGCGTCCAGCGCCAAGCACGCCAGCACGACGAGCAGGCAGCCAAGACAGCCGCCGTCTTGCGCTCCTCGGTCAGCCCGTCGCCCCACTCGTCCTTGGCAAGGCTCATTCGGGCACCTCCGTTTCATTTCAGCTCCCCGTCGATGATCGTTGGCAGAACCTCGCCCGCCATGTCCATGCACGCCTCGCACTTGTCAAAGTCCGGCTCCGGGCCGCTGATGGCCTCTAATGCGTCGGTCAGATGCTTGCGCGCCGCGTTAATGCGGATGCGCGCCTGTTCAACCTTGCTGTCTTTCATCTGGTCTCCTCTCACGCCATAGCCGCAAGCGCGCACAGGAACAGCAGCCCGATGGCGAGAAGCTGTAGCGTCTTGAGCGCTGCGTAGATGATGGCAACGGGTATGCTCACCGCCGCAGCGATTGCTATTGTCACTAGTGCCTTCCTCACTCGTCCCCCTCGCTTTTTGCTGCCTCCGCGTCGAGCTTGTCGGCGTACTCAAGGAGCCGCTTCTTGAGCTGATCGAGGCCGAAGCGCTCAAGCTCCTCCGCGCGATACGCCGGGAAGTAGTTCCCGGTTCTGGGTTCCTCTTCGTCCTTGCAGACGCGGGCCTCGGCGATGTTGCGCCCGTTGTCCCACAAGTCCATGACGAACGTCTGCGTTCCGGTGCGCAGCTGGCACGGCCAGATGCGGGTATCCACGCTCATGGCCTCATCGCGGCTCCACCCGACGCGGATTCCCGCGACCTCGCGCAGCCCGTCGTCGGTAGCGGCCTTCTCCCGTATCTCCTCAGCGGTAAGCCCGAGGCCGTTTTCGCTGCGGCCGAAGTCGTAGGAGTCCTTCACGGTGAGGTACGCGGTCTCGAACGGCTCGTTGAGCTTGTAGATCTGCACCTGCCTCGGCTCAACCTCGCCGTCCGGGCTTTCGCCCTTCCTGGCATCGGCCTCCGCCGCCTCGCGCTCAAGCTCGGCGATGCGGTCGCGAAGCTCCTCGTTCTCCTTCTGGGCAGCCTTAAGCTCGACCAGCACGTACTGTTCGCAGTTCTTGATTTCCATGTCAGGCCCTTTCCCTGATTGTGATGATCCTTCCGGTTTCCCGGTCTTCTATCTCCCAGCGCCCGTAGTCGTAGAGGCCGGGGTGATGCGGTGGGAACAGCCCCAGCAGAAGGCCGTCCCACCATTGCTGCTCGTACTGGATGTTGTCCCAGACCCAGCGGGGGACGTAGCGCGCCCCGCCGTGGAATCCGTTGTGGCACCCGGTTGTCCCGGAGCCGCAAAGCGCGAAAAGCGGGCTTCTGAGGCTCCACGTTCCGTTGGGCGTCACAAGGTTGAAGCGCTCGCCGCGCCCTATCGGAATGACGTGGTGGCAGCTCTGCGCGGGCCTGCCGCAGATGCAGCACCACTCCTGCGTGCGCTCGTATGAACGGGCGTTCTTGCCCGTGTAGCGCGCGCCTACGTGAGGCTTGCCGTAAAGCTCCGCCCTTTCGAGCGAGTGGCCCTGAAGCTGTCCCATCGAGATCATTGGAGCCTCCTGTCCGGCCCCGTGACCTCTATGCGCTCGCACGCTCCGCCGAGCCTAGAGGCGATGCGCGCGCCGGGCATACCGCCCCACAGCTTGCGCAACTGGCCGAGGCTGTAGTTGCTCGTGACGATAGTTGGCAGCCCTTCGGCGGTTCTGGCGTCTATGAGCCCCGTAAGCGTCTCGATGGCCCAGTCGGTCGGGCGCTCTGCCCCTAGGTCATCCAAGGCGAGCAGCGGCACGCGCTCTGCCCTGCGCAGGGCGTCGCGGCCTCCGCCGTTGAACCCCTCGCGTATGCTGTCGAGCAGATGCTTGGCGCTCACGAGCTTTGCGGGCGTCGCTCCTCCGTGGCTGCGCTCGACCGCAACGCGCACGGCCTGTGCCGCCGCGTAGGTCTTTCCGCGCCCCGGCTCGCCCCAGAGATAGGCACCACGGCCTTGATCCACGAGCCTGCACACGCGCTCGCCCACATCGCTCTTTGCGTGCATGTAGCCGCCGCGCAGACCGGCCTTGCGCAGACTGCTCTCGCGGTTCTTGCGTACCAGCTCGCGGTACTCCTCGGTCTGCTCGAAGGGGACGGGCTTCGCTGGCTTGACGCCCTCTGGCACCTTGATTCCCTTGAGGGCTTCAGAGATTCGAGTACTCGTCATGAGCTGCCTCCATTCGCTCTCCCTGCCGTTTCTGCCACGTGGTGCATGCGGCCTGCCACGACTTCATGGGGTTCCTGCCGACCTTCCACCCCTTGCTCTCGTAGAAGGCCACGAAGGCCTCGGGGTCGAACGTGTATCCCTTCTCGGAGCAGTACTCGCGCACCTCGTCCACCGAAGGGGGCGCGAACCTTTTCTGCTTTGGCTTGGTATGGTTTGGCTTGGTATGGTTTGGTTTGGGTTCCGAACCTTCGTTAGCACCCTTTTGCATATCGCAAACCCCGCTATTGCCGCTTTCGCTAGAGGGGTTTTCAATGTCGGAAAGGGGGGTTTCGCAACCTTCAAAGGGTGGTTCATCACATTGGGAAGCACCCCTTGTGTTGCCTCGTCCGCCCCTTCCGCCGTTCGAGATAGCACGCTTGGAGTTGTCGATGTCCTCGCGCAGGCTCTCGAAGATGGCATCGAGCGGCCACGCAAGGTCTGGCTCGATGCCGAAGGTGCCGTACTGGGCCAAGGCCCAGAGGATAGCTCCGCGCTGCTCCTCTGGAACCTTGGCCACCGTTGCGGTGAGCTTCGGAAACCATGTGAACTTGGCTTCCTGCATGGCTCTACTCCTCGTGCTCCCAGACGTATGCGCCCTTGACGCCGGTAACGGTCACGGTTCCGCCGCTCCCGATCAGCGCGCACAGCACGTCGCAGCTGAGGCGACTCACACCCGGATGCTCCACGAGGTAGCACATGGCGATGCGCTGAAGCTTCTTCTTGCTGTAGGACGGCTCAAGCTCAGAGCCCTTGCGGGCGCGCTTCGCCGTCACGAACACGAGCGTTGTGGCGTCGGCGTCGATGCAGACCATGTCCGCCTTGCCCTCCGCGCACTCGTAGCCCGTGGTGTTGGTCTGCGGGTGACAAGCGTCGCGCAGGTACGCCTGCGCCGCCAGCTCGCCGATTGAATAGGTCTTCTCCATGGCTCCTCCTAGAAGGGAACGTCTTCGTCGTAAACGTCCGCGCTCGGCTCCTGTGCGGCCTGCTCCGTGCGCTTGCCGTCTTGGAAGTCGATGTCCTCGCCGATTACCTCAAGCTTCGAGCGCTTCTGGCCGTCCTTCTCCCAGACGTTCTGGCTGAGACGGCCAGCCACGGTCACGTGCGAGCCCTTGGCGAGGTACTTGCTGATGCTCTCGGCGCGGTTGCCGAAGAAGATCACATCGACCCAGTTGGCCTTGTCCTTCCACTCGCCGTTGACCTTCTGGCGCGTGTTCACGCACATGGAGAAGCTGCACACCTGCGTCCCGGACGAGGTGGCGCGAAGCTCCGGGTCTCGCCCTAGGTTGCCGCTAATCTCCACTCTGTTGATGCTCATTCGAGGCCTCCTTGCTGTGGTCTGAATCCTTGGCGATCTGGGCGAGGTACTTGCCCCACTCGGTCACCTGCTCGATGCTCAGGTCATTTGGCTGCACGTCCCCGAAGCTGGCCTGATACCAGCTGTCGAGGCCGCTCTCCTTCACGCCCTGCGCCATGCACTGCGCCTTGAGCTGCAGGCAGCGCGTGAGCCATTTCTTCTTGTCCGGCTGCGCTTTTGAGGGCTGGGCTTTGGCTGCCTTGGTGGTTCCGGTGGTCTTCCAGCGCGGGTTGCTCGGTGCCGCCTGCTGAACGTCGCCGTCCGTGTCCTCGTCGCCCACGATGGCGAACGCCTTGCACAGGCTGTAGCGCTTGGCGTAGGTCTCGCGCTTGCCGTATTCCTGCGGGTTGGGGTCGTACTCGTAAGGCTCCTCGTCAAGCAGAAGCGTCTCGCTGCCGTGCCCCACGATGGTTTGGATGTACAGGCAGCTTTCGCCGCTCTTGGTGCGCTGCGTGAGGAAAAGGCCGTTCTTGTTGAGCGGAGGCTTGATGGCGTCCAAGACGTCATCAAGGGTTGCGTAGGCGTACTTGCGCGTCCCGATCTGGCCGATTCCGTTCTTCTTGGGCGATGTCATGTCCTGCTGCGCCTTTGCGAGCAGGCTGTAGATTCCTTCTTCCGCCATTGCTACTCCTCCCCGGCAAGCTGCTTGTAGTGGTCGCAGAAATGGCACGCCGAGCAGTAGTCCATGCACTTGGGGTCTTCGCCGGGACGGTGCACCACGTAAAACTTGCCCTTGCCCGTGGCGTTCTCCTGATCGGCGCGCGCGTTCGCCTCGTCCTCGCTCTCGTAGAGGCGGACGGCGGTCTTGCGGCCCTCCTTCATAACGGCCCACTTGTCGGCGCGGTGCCAGCGCTCAGCCTCGGTGCACATGGGCAGCTGGTCATCCGGAAGCTTCTCGGCGGCCTCGATCTCCTCGAAGCGCTTCACAAGCCACTTCCCGCACTCCTCAAGCTCCTCGTCCGTGAAGTCCCAGCCGATGCGCCAGACGGGGTGCTTCGGGTAGTCGGCCTTGTTCTTGGCGTCCGACTTCTTGTGGTCTTTGAGAATGGCCACGATCTCGCCGCGCTTGGCGTCGAAGCCTATCTGGCGCAGCATCCAGCAGTAGATCATGGTCTGGTTGCGCCAGTCCGAAAGCTCCTCGTCACCCTTTGAGCCGAACACGGCCTTCCATGCGGATGCGGTCTTGTAGTCGGTGACGGTGCCGGTGGAATCGTCGTAGAGGTCGAAGATGCCGGACAGCTGGTAGCCGTTGGGCATGTCCACCACGATGTAGTTCTCCTTGAGCTGCGTCGCGGTCTCCTCGGCGTTCTGCAGGATCTGGTGCACGGCCGAGCCGAAGATGGCCCACACCATGTCTGCCACGTCCTGCGTGATCTCGTCATCGTGGCGGCGCTGGAGTATCGCCTCGCGCGTGCCCTTGAGGATGGTGGTCACGCTGTAGCGCTTGGGCGTGTACTTGTGGTCGCTCTCCGCAGCGGAGACGAACGGCTGCGGGAGGTTCAGCGAGTTGGTGAGGTTCACCGCTAGCACCCCCCGAACAGGATGCCGAAGATAGCCTTCAGCTCGTCGCGCCGTTCCTCGATCTTCCGCATACCGCTGCGCGCGTTGGCCAGCGCCTTCTCGGCAATATCCTCGGGGTAATTGGCGATGATCGCCTCGCAGACGGCGATGGTGTTGTACGCGGACTGGCACATGTCCACATCGGCGCTTCGGGTCTCGTCCGCATCGTGGGTGAGCATGAACACGATGTTGCTCTCAACAACACCTGCGGCCTTGTGGAGGTTGTTGTGCAGGTCGTGCATGTCGACGCCGTTCATGATGTTGTGCTCGAAGTACTTCATGGTTAGTTGCTCCCTTCGGTGAGCATGTGGTCTTCGTCTTCAATGGGTTCGTAGATTTCGCCGGTCTCGGCGTCCACGTTGGCGGGGCGCTCCTCGTCAAACGGCAGCGGCTCGGCCTCGTACTCGTCTCCGAAGTCAAGCTCCTGCTGCTCGCTCTCGATGGTCAGGATCACGGTGCGGCCCGCCTGCTTGATGACGTCGAAGGCACCGGCTGCGTCCGTAAGCACTTCGAGCTGAAGGACGGCTACTCCGCCCTTGACCGTGGCCTGCTTGAAATGGGCCTTGATGGTGGTGTTCATCGGGCCTCCTTCTCGTATTTCTCGCTGTAGTACTCGACGCGCACCCTTATCAGGCACTCGTCGCTGTATGGGGTTCTGGGGCCGAAGGTCACGCCGAGCTGCGTGATCTGGCAGTCATCGCGGTACGCCAGCCCGTTCAGGCTGTCGCAGATGACCTTGGCCAAGTTGTCCGCGTCGGGCTTCATGAGGTCGGGGCGTCCCGCCCAGTACTTCGGGTTGCTCTTGGATAGCGGGCGCTGCACCTCGATGTAGACGCGAACCTCCGTGGCGAAGTCCTTCCACCTGTCCCCGACGGATGCGCACCACTGGCGCTTGATGGACTTCTCCGCGCGCTGGGTCTTGACCGGCGTGTAGGTGCGGGAGCTGCGCGTGTCGAACTTCGGGCGCTGCTTGGTCGGGACTTCGGGGAAGGACATGACGCACTCGGCGACGCCCACGCGCTTGGTCTTCCAGCTCATTTCAGCCTCGCCGTGGTGTACTGGTCGGCGTCGCTGCGGGCGACCCTCATGCGTATGGACGGGTCTTGCTCCATGGCGATGCGGGCGAGGTACGGCGCGAGGTGGTTGGGAAGCTCGATGCCGAACGTTATGCGCATGCCGTAGATGCAGCGGTTCGGGCTCGCCTTCCCGTCGTGCGTGCGTGAGCACTCGCGCTGGGCTTGAGCCTTGTACCACCCGAACTCCTCCGGGTGGGACTTGACCCATTCGCGGGCTTCGAGCATGCGCTGCTCGCCCTTGGGATCTGGGCCGGGGAGGGCCATCTGGTTGCTGGGCGGCTCCATCTTCCTCACAAGACCATCCCCTTGGCGGTCTCCACCGCCGCGTCCATGGTCGGGATGACCCAGAGCCAAAGGACGAGGCCGAGCACCAGAGCCGCTAGGGCAACGCCGAGAATCATCCCGGTCTTGAACGCGCGCATCTGGTTTTCGCGCTCGATCTCCGCCGGTATTCGCATGGTTCGTGTTACGCTGGGCTTGGCCTGCTGGCCTTTCCGGGCGCTCATGTTGTGGTAGACGGGGGTGCCCGGATATCTCTTTTGCGTGGCCATCTTCACTCCTTTCTGCGTTTCCGCTGGTAAATAGCTGGTTCTCATTTACTTCTCAGTTTCTTGAGCGTTTTCTTGTGCCTGTGCTTTGCGCTGTATAGGCGTTGGCGCTCGCGGTTGACCCTCTCCTCCCGTCTCACCTCCTCCTCTAGCTCGCGTACCTCCTCGGCAATCTCCTCGTTACGCAGCTCCTTTGAGCAGGCCGCACACCACCCTGTTTTCGGAGAGAGTGGTTTTCGGACGCGCATGCCGCATTTGGGGCACTGCCAAACCTTCCGGAGGGAGATTCCATACCGGCTGGCCTGCACCTCCACGGCGTGCGGGGAACAATTGAGGGCTTCGGCTATCGCTTCGGCTCCTTCGTTGGAGTGCTCGCTGAGATACTTGAGTTTTTTGGTAGTCCACTTCACCTGACCGGCCTCCCATCAAGAAGCCACTCGCGGTAAAGAGCCAAGAGTTTGCGGCGCATGTAGGCTATGCGCTCCTCGGAGGTCATACGTGATCCCTACGCTGGCTGCTCGGTTGCGAGCTGGTAGAACTCGTCCAGCGAGACGCTGAGAATGCGCGACAGGCTGAACGCTTCCGACAGGCTGAACTCGTTGGAGCCCCTCAGCTTGTTGAAAAGCGAGGAGCGGCTTATGCCGATTTGGTCGGCAACCGCGCCCATCGTTGTTTCGTTGGCTTCCACGTACTGGCCAACTCTCTCTTGCAGGGTCATACCTCTCCTTTCATCCGCGTACAAAACTTTGTACGCCTAATAGTATTGTAGAAAGTTTTGCACCGTGCAATACTTTGTACGTGTAAATAATTGGACTCTAAGAGAGGCGTGGGATGGAGTACGGAAAGGTGCTTGCGTACTACCTTGAGCAACAGGGAATGACGCCTGCGGAACTCGCGCATAGGATTGGTTCACCTAGGTCAACAATCAACGCGCTTCTGAAGGGGAGGGCGAAAGAGCCTACCCTTGGAAAGGCCAAGGCCATTGCTGATGCGCTTGGTGTTTCGCTTGAGGAAATGGCAAGGATGACGTATGAAGACCAGGAGGGAAAATGATACTTACAAGAAGAAGTTTTGTTGCGTTGGCGGGGATTACTGCTCTCTCGCTTAGCGGGTGCTCTGGGGGCGGACAGCCAAGCGGGTCAAATGAGGTAAACGAACCTGCTGTTGCAGAGGTTGATCAGGAATCTGAACCGAAAGACCTTGAGGTTGTCGAGACCGGCTTCTATTTCGATTCCTACGGCACGGCGCACTTTGCATCTGTCGTGAGCAACCCAAACTCTACATGGGCTGCCGAGAACATTCAGGTTACGGTTGCGGCGCGTGATGCCAACGGGAATGTTCTAGACACGCTCAACGATTTCATCACGTTGATGTTCCCCGACGGAGAAACAGCGATATGCGGGGACATGGCCGCACCGGAAGGAACATCGGCGCTCGACGTGTCGCTGTCTGTTAACTCAAACGGCTGGACGAAACAGGACATCACACAGAAGGATTTCTACGACCAGCTGCCGATTACCAACATAAGCGAAAGTGCCGACGAGTGGGGCCAAACCACGGTAGCAGGCGAGATTGCAAACAACACTGAGGGAACATTCTCTGGCACTAGGGTTCAGGTTGTTTTCCGCAACGCAGACGGCGGGATAGTCGGCGGTGCCTATACATACATCAACGGCGACCTTACGGCGGGGTCAACTGCGCCGTTCTCAACGCTGTCGCAGGAGGTTCCGGGGCACACTTCAGTAGAGGCCTACGTTGACTGCGGCTGGCCGCTCAACGAGTAAAAAAGCCCCGGTGCGTCCGCCAAGACACATCACCGGGGCAGCGAAAGCCTCACGAAAGGAGGCAACACCATTATGACAGGCAAGGGCGGAAACGGCCCCAAGACCGCCGTCATATACGCACGATTCTCATGCTCGAAGCAGCGCGAGGCGTCCATCGATGACCAGCTGCGCGTGTGCAACGACTACTGCCAGCGCGAGGGCATAGAGGTCGTTGGCGTGTATGCCGACTACGCCATGAGCGGCCGCACGGATGACCGTCCGCAGTTCCAGAAGATGATAGCCAACGCGCCGGAGAGCGATTACGTCGTGGTGTACATGATGGAGCGCTTCTCCCGCGCGAAGTACGACCCGGCCATATACAAGAAGCAGCTTGAGCAGAAGGGCGTGCAGGTAAAGTCTGCCCTTGAGTACATCCCTGACGGCCCCGAGGGCATCCTGATGGAGAAGATACTTGAGGGTCAGGCGGCCTACTTCTCCTTGGACGTGGCGCGCAAGACGCGGCGCGGCATGGAGGGCAACGCCCTTCAGTGCAAGACCAACGGCGTGCGGTGCTACGGATACCGCAGGGACGAGAACGACCGCTACGAGATCGTCCCGGAGGAGGCGGAGGTCGTGCGCGAGGTGTTCCGCCGTAGGATAGCGGGCGAGGCCATAAACCACATCGCAAGCGATCTGGCGGAGCGCGGGGTGCTGACGTACACCGGGAGGCCGTGCAGCTACGGCATGGTCTACAACATGGTGCACAACGAGAAGTACCTCGGCATATACGAGTGGGGCGGAATCAGGCAGGAGGACGGCATGCCTAGGATCATCGATGACGACACCTTCTACCGCGCGCAGCACGTGCAGGGCAAGAAGCAGCGCAAGAACGAGCACTGGGGCGACTTCGCGCTATCCGGCCGCGTCATCTGCTCGGAGTGTGGACGCAACATGCCCGGCGTGTCGGGACGCGGCTGGAAGGACGTGAAGTACGAGTACTACAAGTGCACCAACTGCAAGGGCGTGAAGCCGGTTCGCCGCGACTGGCTTGAGGGAGAGGTGGTGCGCTCGCTCCGCGAGATGCTTGAGAACCGCGAAAAAGCCGTGGAGATAGCCCACATGCTGCTGGACGGCCAGAACGACGCCGAGGTTGACGCCGCGCGCAGGCAGGCCACGAAGACCCTGAACGAGGCGGAGAAGTCGCTTTCCAATATCCTCAAGGCGATAGAGCAGGGGATCATACCGCCCGGCACGCGCGAGCGCATAGACCAGCTTGAGGTGCAGAAGCGCAGGGCCGAGCACGATCTGAAGACGCTTGAGGCCAAGCAGATAGACCCCGAGGACTTCGCCGACTTCCTGCAGTTCGGCGCAACGCTGTCGGACGCAGACCTCCTTGACGCTTTCGTGTATCAGGTGATGGTGTTCGATGACCGGTGCGTGGTCACGCTCAACTACGATACAGAAAAGTGCGAACCCGCTAAGCTGGTGCTTTCGCGAGTTCGCACTGAATCAACCTGGTGCCCCCAGCGGGATTCGAACCCGCGATATCCACCTTGA